GAGTAATCTTCAGCGGCACACCTGTTTTCAATTTTGCCTCCAATAGCAAACCGCTTGCCGTAAATTTTATATTTGAAAAACCCTCAATCTTTTTTTCTTCTGCCATGTTTACTCCTCCTTGTATAATAGCTCCGCATACGTTTTATTTTTCGCAGTTTCATAATCAATTTGTTGCATTTCTTCAAATGTACGGTATTTTGCCATTTGAATTTGTTCACCGGAACAACCGTCAATCACTGCGAATTTTTCAAAATTAGCACAATTTATAATCCCATCATCAGCCACATTATTATCAAATCCAACAGTTTCATAGGTTTTTGACACCGCACATATACAGACAACAGCAGTTTTATGTTCCTGTGGCTGTTGTTCATCTAATTCAATAGTGGTAGCAATATGTGCAGGAATGATTTCACTGACACTGTTTAGAATTTCTTGCAGTAATAACGGCTTGCAACTTTGAATTTTTATTCTGTAATTGGGATTATCTTCGCTGATACTCGCACCGTTATCGTATGCACGAACTATATTTTGCAGATTTTCAAACGTTGTAGTTGCCGTATGTAAAAATTTTGTTTTGATTTTACTACGCCGTAATTCCAACGTATCATCAGACAACGGTATTAAAAAATCTGTTTCAAAATCGTGAATGCCTGTTTCATCAGCGTCATCAACCGATAGATTTTTCAATGTTCTGTCCAATTTATCATACAATCTATCAAATTCAACATCACATGGATGTAATAATCCGTGCATATATTTTGAATTTTTATAGTATTTCGGCAACAGATTTTCAATGTTAGTCAATTTTCAACACCCCCAACACTGCAATCTGTGTTTCAGTTATCGGGACATTATTTGTAGATTGATTAACTGTCAAATTCGTATAGTCGGTTACACCATCCGTATTCAAAATAGCCTGTCCTATTTTCGCATAGGACACATAACCCTTTGAAAACGAAATTTTCGTCAAATATTCAGATATATTTTTTTTGATATTCTCTGTGACATTTCCCGTCATTTCGATTTTGCACGAAACATTGATTGCAATTTCTTCAGCTGTACCGACTGTCAAATCCGCTCCAACCGGTTTCAAATCATCAATGTATTCTTTGACTTTTTCGACAAGCTCCGCAGGAGCTATTTGATTTTCTGTATCAACAATGATGACTTTGACCGTCCCCGGTCCGTTCCATAACGGGATACACTTAGCATCACCTACTCCCGGAACGGATTTTGCCCACGATATATATTGATATTTGTTACCACTTGTAACGGGTCGAGATATATATTCATTATATCGTTCACGCAGTTGTGTATCTGTTTCGTCATTGCTGCCACCTGTGGTTGCGTGTTCATTCGTAACCCGTAGCAATCCACTGATTGTAACTGGAAAACGATTAATATAGCCGGCTAAAACATTCCCCTGTGTTCCGGCTGTATCACATATGACCGGTGCTGATGCAGTTCCATCATCACCTATTGTCACCGTATCATTCACCGTAAACATGACGTTTCCGGCTGCCACTTTGCTGCCGACAGGCAACACTGCACCAGTTGTTCCTGTGACCGTTATGTTTCCTGTTGCATACGTTGCCGATTTTCGATACAAACCAAAATGTGCAACGCATTTTTCTAAATATGTGCCACTTGCAGTCGAAACGTGCGATTGTTTTCGTACCGTTTCTAATTGGTCGTATGCGTTGTCAAATTCGACTGCAACAGATTTTTCAATGTCATATGTGTATGTACCTTCGGTTGTATCGTATTGTTCCGGCACCTCTGCCAGAAGACGTTCCGTTATAGATGTTATTGTTTCTGCCATTATAGTGCCTCCTTTAAATCCGTTGTTCCGTAGACTGTTGTAACAGTAAATTCAACTGTTAAATGCGTTCCGTCTACTTTTGCCGAAAAACCGTCCACACTGACAATATCCTTGTTTTTCTCTAAATTTTCAGTAATTTCTCGCTGAATTTCAGATAGCATATAGTCATGCGTGAATGTTTTACCTACAAATGTATCTTTAATTCTCGTTCCGTATGATGTTCCGTTATATATCTTGTACCGTCCTTTTTGCGTTCGTAGTACCTTGCCTATCCAACTGCGTAGTCGATCCATACCGACAACCATTTTCGGACGACCGTTTATAATAACAAAATCACCACGTTCAAAATCAAATGCCGGTTCTGTCGTAACATAATCAGCCATCTTGTATCACCCCCAACACAATATAACTGTTATCGTTGTTATACGGTAACAGGACAACTTTCTTGCCGTTGTGAATATATCTTCCTTCGGCATCACGTTCATACAGATTTACAATGCTTACAATGTGATTTTTCGTCAGTTGTATATTGTTACTGCGTGTTATGATTAAATCCGGTAATTGCGTTATTCTACCGAATACAGGACCATAGGTTTCACCTTTGCTTAAATTCTTCAGCATTTTTGCTAATTCTGTGTATCCGTTATTCATATCATAATCGCTCCAAATCTAATTTATTGTAATGCACACCTTGTTTTATACTGTGCTGACTGCTATTTATCAAATACTTTTCATCACCGATAGCGATAACACTTCCGGCTCTGGTATAGCTGTTCAGTTCTTCAATAATTTCACCGGAATATGTTTCGCTTGTATTGTTCAGCTCCGACAACTTGTTTTTTGCCACTTCCTTTGCGTCTTCATTTTCACCGACTTTGATAACTTCTTGCAAAAAACCGAATTGTGCAATGCTGTTTTCATCTTTCAGCGTTGTTAAAACATCTGTATCTGAAATAACCTTTACGCTTGTTTTTCTGTCCTCGATGCTGGTTTTATGTTCAACGTTTCCGATATACTTTATCGAATCTTTCAATTCGGTGTTTGACGATATTCTGAATTGTGGATTTACAACCATATCCGCACAATTATAAATTCTGATGCCGTCAGGAACAAAATCAAAATTATGTACACCGCCGCACAGTGTCAGTATGTCAGCAATAACATCTGATACCGC